TCTACACAGAGTAGATCGTCGGCAGCGTCAGATGTGTATAAGAGACAGCACAATATCCTGCAATATTGCATATGTTTTAGCATTTTGCGGTATATCATTATCCCACGGATCAAATCCTTCTGGAGTATGCATCACCGGCAAACCAGCTAAATCTCTCTCAATGCCAATGCCCTCAATCTCCTGTATGCGCCGCTTGAAATACCATGACCGGTATGCATTCCGAAGGATGCTCCTGCCTTCCGGATTATTTTTCCTGCTTTTTGTCCTAAACAGCAATGCTTTTTCTATGGGGATTGTGTATGTACTGTAATCCGGAGGCGGCTGCTGTGTCATACCGAGCAGGTTATCCTCGGAATCATATTCCCACTGGTACAAAGTTTCCTGCCCTCTGATTGGCAGCTTCTTCCACCCGATCAGACCATCGTTAAACTTGCTCTTTGTCCGCGGGTCCTTTGTGTTCCCCATGCGGCGCTTATATACGATCTCGTGATAGCTCCACCCGTATGTAAGGAATGACAGGATCTCAGATATGGTGTCAATCCACGTATCCTGCATATCATGCATGCAGCTTTCCACAAACTCTGCCGCTTCTCTATCCTTCGATGTATCCCCGCCGGGCTCTACGTTCCAGCTGCATTGACGCACAAGCATTTCTATCGCAAAGAGAATAGCCCCCACTATATCGTCATTCTCAGACATTTCCTGGTAGACCTTTATTCCTCTTTTTCCTCTCAGTTCATGCAGAAACTCTTCGTAGACGGTTCCGCCATACCGCCGCTGTCCTATGCGCCCAATTTCTTTACTGTTAGCCACCTGTTCTCACCTCACTTTCGCCAATAACTGCTCTTTCCTAATCTACTTTCTGACGGCGGTGCTGAGTATGTTACACCGTTCTCAATTTCATTGAAAGCAGAACTGCTTCCGTCCACCATGTCCTTAAAGTCTGATTGTGGAAAGCTCTCCATTTGATTGAAATACATTTCATTCCAGTCAGCGATCAGAACATCCACATTTCCCTTGTCCATTCCTTCAAGACCAAGCCATTGTGCTGAGAACGGCTCTGCTCTTGTAACCTTGTCTCCGGATTCAGGCAATATCTTCACAATAAAACCAGCAAGAAACTTCAAAAAGCTCTCTGCCTGTGCCTTCCCTGCCTGTCCCGGATCCTGCGGAAGACGTGTAACAACTCTGCCATATTTCGCTTTATCAGCAATACATGTTATCTTTATAAGCTCTCGGACTTCTGCAGATGACAGCCGCTTATTGATGACATCCGCCACAATGTATCTGCCATTTTTTCGCTTTCCGATCAGCACACCCGCCGTATATGCCGGATTACCATCTTCATCTTCTGAGGTTGCCGCAAGATCCCAACCTCTCGCCCACAATATCACATCGGATGGCAACTGCTCCAACATATTGACTTTGATTCTTTTGAACATCAAGCCTGCTGCCGCCTTTATCTTCCAGTTCCCATATAATAGACGCTCTCTCTCCACAAGTGCCATAGCCATAAGGTTCGCCATGTAATTAGGATCGTTTTTCATTAAAATCTTGTTATCCTGCAAAGTGCCCGCTATAAACGTAACACTTTTAGGCATAATCACGGATTTTTCATAATCCATACCATTCTCTATCGCTGCTTCAATAGCCTCCTGTTTGGTATCAAACCAATAGATTACTTCATTCAGCCGAATCATCCAGCGTACTTTTCCAGATCTTTCCGAAATCGGATAGCCTGTATCTTGATCTATCCACCACTTTATGAACTCCGCAACCCATGAATCTGCGTCTGGATTGCATGTGGCCCGTATGTACGGCTTTACACCACATGTAGAGCGATTTCTTGATAACATATAAAAAAACTGACGCTCTGTAAAATGCGTCAGCTCATCAAATCCTATAAATGTTATCTGCGAACCTTGCCACTTGTAGACATCCTCATCCCTTCCTAAATAATCAAAATATAAGGATGCTCGCTTTGCAAAAGTCCAATGATATTTAGGACTTTTAGTCGGATATGCACCTTTAATACCGCTATACATAGTCGTGCTCTCATCCCACAGTCCTCCAGAAGCACTGATTTGTGTGTAGCTGTGGCGGAATATAACAGCTCGATACCCCCGAACATACATATACCGCAATGGCTCCATCAGAAGAGCGAATGTCTTTCCGCCTCCAGCTGCTCCTCCATATACGGCTATATCTGCACTTGTGGCAAGAAATTTTTCTTGCGGACCTTTCTGCGGTCTAATTACTCTGCTCATAGCTGTACCCCATCCTTTTCCGGCATATAAATATCAACCGAAGTTGTTTCGTCTGTTTCAAGCGCATTCTCCATAGCGGCTGATGTCCTGTTCAGGCGTTCAAGCTCGGTTGCCAGTTTTATATATTCTCTTATATCTCTCGGCGACATATCCTCGACTTTCATTCTTTGTAGTGCCTCCAACGCTTTATTTTGCAACTGCACAGAGATTCTAATATGGCGGTCCGTCATATCTTTCAGGCTCTTAACTGCTTCCTTGTGAGCTTCCCTTTCCAAAGCGTTATCGTATGCTCTCACACGCTCATCCCAATTCCAAGTTGCTTTCCAACGTGAAATGAGCTGCCGACTTTTCGACAACTGCTTGCAGACTTCTTGGTTTGACCTTTTCAGTCCCAAATCTCGGTAGATTTTGAATGCCTCAAATGCCTGTACGGATTCTCCTGGCTGGCGTTCCCATATTTCTTCTTTGTCTTTGGACATATCAGCCTACCTCCTTTTGGCGTGAATGCTATCCTACTTGATAGCAACCCACCCACAAAAATTGAGGCACCTCCAGAACATATCCACCTTCTCAAATCCTGCCTCATGCAGCATATCCACATTCCACTCCGCTTTCAGCGGTGACAGCACGTTTTCAAGGCTCTTGCGTTTCTGCATGATTTTCTCCTCTGTGTAGCCGTTCTCCCTTTTCATCTGGTAGTACAGGTCTACATTCAGGTCATCCGTTCCCTCGTCCGCTATTATCTTCTCCACAAACACGAACGCCCCTCCGGGGTTCAGTGAATTGTATATAGCATTTATCATATTCTGGCGGTATGCTGTCGGCATAAACTGCATAGAAAGAATAGATAAAACCAAGCTCTGATTGGCCGGTATATCCTGCTCAAAAAAATTGCCGTTGACAAGCATCACTGTTCCGGCTTCAATGCCTACTGAAAACTTATCTTTACACACCTCAATCATGGCTTCGGAGTTGTCACATAAGAAATAGGCATTATTGTCATTGTGTTTCCTATAAAATGGTTCTACCGCAAGCCCTGTACTGCAGCCTATATCTGTTATGTAAGTTCCCGGCTGTATGAATCTTTCCCCAATCTCATATACAAGGCTTCTCATGCTTCTATAATCCGGTATGCTACGCTCCAGCATATTTGCGAAACACTTTGCAACATCACTGTCGAACTCCCATTTAGGCTTCGGTGTTACGTTGTCAACTCTGCTCTCCTGATTCTCCATGCCCCTTTTCCTCCTTCCCAGGGATTGACACCCCTAATCTTTTTTCAAATGCTTCCCTTGCCCTGTCTGACAATCCCATTGTTGTACCATCCGGGTATGGAAGATTAAATTCAAAGTCAATGGCTTCTCCCAGCTTTTCAAGATTTAGCTTTGGCTTTGTAGCTTCCACATACCAGAACTGTCTTATCATTTCCAACCTGTCAATACTCGTGAAACTGTTCAGAAAGATGTCCTGCAATTCATTAGCAGTATGCCCTTTCTGTACTTTCGGATGCTTTGATATGTCTCCAAGTATAGTGTTGGGCTCATATCCCAAATTGAATGTAAGAAGCGCATTTGCTGTTACAGTGTGCTTTTGGGTCTTCGTGAACTGATTTGATTCGTTGCTCTGGCACCAGCATACAACACGCCCTCCCGGATTGCACAATGCCGCTGCAATATGTGCTATCTTGATTCTGTCTGCCATGAACGGTACGGAATTAAACACGCTGGATATAAATACCGAAGTATACTCCACGCAGCTTTCCACTTCATCGAGGAATCGATTTGCAATCTCCAAGCTCTTTTCCTTGTGGATTTCGTCCCCTGTGGTAACAAAATAAGGCTCGAATGCCGATACAAATACACCGGCGTTTCTAAGCGTTCTAGTATTATTCAGCTTCCCAGCCCCAAAATCTACAATCTTATCTCCGTACTTATTTTTCCATGCCTCCAGCGCTTCACCCTCCAGCTTAAAGAAGTCCCTTCCATTATTGTTCGGGAATAACCCCTTAAAGAATCCGTCTCCAAAAGCACAATTGCCATCGCTATCCGTTTCTCTGGTGTTACGCTCTCGCATGAATGAATTATATCTAAGTACATCAGCATAGCTGGATTCCATAGAAAAATCCATTGATAACAGGTTAAGCATAGCCGAAGAAAACTCCTCCTGTGACTTTGTGACCTGTACGCACTGTACGAACTTACTCTTTGCCTCTGCTGATACCTGTAATCTGCCGATACCGTTTATCACATTCATGCCCTGCCCTATTACGATAGGCATTTGACTTCCCACGCTTCGGTCCAGCGCCTTTGCCAGTGCTGCTATATGGATGTCAAAATTCCTGTAGTTCTTCTTTGCAAGTTGAACTGTATCAACTCTTCTTATGGCATATACGCAAGGAAAAGAAGCCTCTGAATCCGGTTCTATATCCGGCAAGGCTTCACTTATACCCTGAATATCCATATTGTAGAGACGATTTTTAATTTTTTCGCAAGTATCCTGCTTTTGCAGATCGTTCGTCGCCCTGTTAAATAAGATATTGACGGTTTTTCTTTCGTTAATATCCATATTATTTACATACTGAACAGGAATCCTTGTGAAGCCCATTCTAGTCGCTACAAGATGCCTTTGGTGTCCTGATAATATCTCTCCGCTGGTATCTGCATAGACAGGCAGCAAAAATCCCAGCTTACGGAGACTCAATTCTGTTAATGCAAGGCGCCTCTCGTCGTTTTTTCGTGGGTTATACTCCGACGCTTTTATATCTCCAATCGGTACTAGCTTAATCATTGAGAATCCTCCTTTGCAGCTCTGCCCTAATTTCAGCTGGTTCAAAGATACCATTGTCCCTGATGTCATCTATCAGTGCGTAATATTCACCCGCCTTTACCGTAAATGAAAAGCCGCCTATCTTGATGACAGTTGTTGTTTCCTTTCCCTCTGCTTCCATCTCTGCCTGCTCCTCTGTTTCATCAGGAATATCTACCGGCTCTGTATCTTTCAGGTACTTGTCAAGGTCAATTTCGCCCTCATCAAATCCGGTAGGAAATACCGATACATCCCCATCTCCCAGAAGATACGCCAGCTTCCCCATGTCCCAGTCGCCCTTAATCTTGTTAAGGGCCACGCACAACGCCTTTTCTCTATACGGGTCTGTTTCGTTAATCATAACGCACTCAACCTGTGTTGCTCCGCTGTCCTTTAATACCTGTAATCTCTGATGACCGCCAATGACACACATATTATGCTCATTGACAACCAGAGGTTCTACAAATCCGAACTCCTGAATACTGGCGGCTATCTGCTGGTACTCCTTAGAGGTTTTCTCCAGCTTGATTCGTGGATTGAACACGCTTTCGTGCAGCTCGTTAATATCTACAGTCCTGATAAGCATTTGAATAACCTCCTTTGCAATTCGCCCTCAACCATTTCCCTTGAGAATCCGACTTTTTCTCTGATGTCTGCCATCATGTCTTTATACGGTCCGTCAGGAATACGGAACTTATACTCTCCGACGATACAAGGAACTCCGTCC